AATCTTGAAGACCATTTCTTTGTCGACGGGTTAAATTAAGCTCTTCTACATGAAGGCTCATACATTTACTTATTGGAAAAACCTCCCCTTCCACTGGTGTGTCGTTAATTGCCGCTATCGTGCCGATGTGCGTAAAATATATCCGCTCAAATCGCGCGGCTTCTGATTCAAGAATGCCAAACTCCAAAGAAACTTCCCTTAAAGATACGCCAGCGTGCCTTTGCTGCCAAACCCTCTTGCCCCGTAATAAATCGTTATTCTCCATTAGACTTTCTCCCTTGTTTAAGATTTCAATCCTGATTGCCGGGCGGCATACCATAGCCTCTCCAGCGAGTTTAGTTCGTCCTGCATCATGGCCCAGCCTTTGCCGTGACCCAGATCAATCTCCTGCGCCTTATTCATAAACGTGGTCTGTGAGGCGTAGCCAACCACGTTAAGTTTATTAGGCTCAATCTGGCAGACCAGCACAGCACAATCTGCTTTGAACGCCTCTTTGCGCTTAAACAGTAACCTGCCGCTCTTATGAAACGTGGCCTTTACGTCCACAGATATATCGTAAAGCCAAAGGTCACACCCATCGTCCACGCCAATCGCGTGCTGATGTGGAATGTTAAATACCTTCGACACCGCCACCTCAGCCTTAACGCCCAGCAAATCTAAATCTGCGTCGGACCTGCTTTTATCCTTGCGCTGATTAACAACGCCAGACGCCCTAGCAAGCTGCCAGCGCATGGCAGCAGCTTGCTTACATTGCGACATCTCCCGTGGTGATAATTGGACTAGCATCCCAATTTCTCCCTTACAATGAAACAGAACGTCTCCAAGTCTGTTTCGATTAAACCCTGCCCGCCGTCCATTACGGCAGACAATGGCATTACACAGCGATTTTGCTTGCGATCATATTTGTAGATCAGGCAAGGTATTTTGCCCTCGCGCTTCGCTGCAACTTCAACCTGCGCCCACCATGATGGCGACCCGCCGATTGGCCCGTCTTTGTACCGCTTCAACTCAAGCGTAAACGGAAAGTCTGGATCGTCGGCTATGAGGTCAGCGTGAGCGCCTGCCCGATATTGCTCAAGGTCGCGCTTGAAACCTATGCCAAGCTCATCAAAGAGCATCTTGGCAATTTCTCGCTCATAGCTTGCGCCTTTATTGCGACCATTGACCATCAGTCAGCCTGCGGTTGGTTAGCGTGAATGCCGATCCTTTGGGCGGCTTGCAGCGCAGCCGACCTTATAAATGTTGCCAGCGCCATGCCGCTTTTATCGGCGGCAAGTGCCAGCGCCTCATGTTGCGCGTCCGTTAGGACCACTCGACTCTCTTTTTTCATGTCACCCCTCCAAGGTTAATTCATAGGACGTTACATCCTAAAAAAAGATTGCGCAAGTGCATCTTTAGTGTTGCCATAGGATGTTTTACGGATTAACGTAATTGTATAGCCGGGGCGCAGGCCCCACCAACCGGGAGAAACAAAATGAAAGTCTTCGATTTTACAGACGGCAAAAAAGGCGATCTGCTTGACGACATTAAATTAGCGGGATGGCACGGCGGTTGTTACGTTGAGAAAAATGGCAAATCATTTAAAGTAGAGCTGGCTAATCCTCGCGATGTTTTGCCAATCGCAGGTGGGAAGGCTGGTATCAAATGGGTTTGGGCTTTGAGGGCCACGAACACAATTGATAATAAAGAAGCGCCAATCAAACCAGAAGATTTTGGCGTGGGTGCAATTTGCTTTTGCATAGGCGAATTTTATGTCGCTTGGCACGCTGGACATCCAGAAGTTGAAAGAGAGTGGTGGTGGACTGTAATCGGAACTACCGACTGGAACCGCGAAGCCTGCAAGTCAGGTATCTTGAAGGCAGTATAATCAATCGGGGAGCTTCGGCTCCCCACAACCAACCGGGAGAAAACCAATGAAACGTAAATTTGAAATCACAGGCGAAATCGTATTTTTAATAGCACTCTTTGCAGTGCCATTGCTGGCGAAGGGAGTAATGTAATGAAGGGGTGGATTGATTGCCCAGAGTGCAATGGCACTCGCACGCAGGAACGCGAGGTTTTCGTCACGCAGAGCTTCAGTAATGATTATGGCTTCCCAGACACCGAAACCGTTGAGTGCGATAACTGCGCTGGCACAGGTCAGGTTGAACCACTGGCAGGGGATTATCCGAATAAAAGAAAGGAAATTGATGACTATTTGACCAAGCGAGAAAAACTTGAAGCTGATTATGATGCTGCTTCGGAGGTCGCTGATAACGCTTTAAACGCCAAACTTGACGCGGCGGATGCCGCTTGGAAGGCCGTAATTGATGCTTATGATAATGCTGAGACTGATTGTGAAGCCGCTCATGAAGCAGCAAATAAGGTCTGGAAAGATGAGTGTGCCGCTGCAAAGGATGCTTACAAAAAAGCATTAAAAATCTTGGAAGGTGAAGAATAATGCAAAGCTCTCAATCTCTAAAAGATCATGTAGTAAAATGTGCTGAGATGGATATGTCTCAAAGAGAGATCGCCGATCTGTTGCGCGTTGCGCCGTCAACAATACATAACATTACAAGCCAACTTGGCATCAAACTCAAACGAAAGAAGCGTGAGCATGAACCAAATTCAAATTATTATAAGCAGGCTAGAGCGGGTGAATGCGATCATGTTGAGCGAGCCGAAGACATCAATGAGGTTCAATCTGAAGCAACGCTTGGAGGAACAGAACGCGCTGCTAGAGCTTCTGAGGTCAGCTATAGCCGATCTGCCGAAGGAAGACTTAAAGCCAAACTTGCAGGAGTCACCAGCGCCTATGTGCGTGCCGAAATAAAACTTGGCCACAAAATGCTTGAGTTTGAAAAGCTCCAGTACAAGCTGGGCAAACGTGAGCCGCTGCCGTCAAGCCAGAAGAAACTAAGTTCAATGCACAAAGGCGCGATCGAGATAGCCGAGCTGCGCAAAAAGAACGCCGTAGAGCAAGGCCAGCGACTTTTACCTATGCTCGCCGACGATCGGGTCATCACCACCGCAGAGGCCGCTGAGTTACTTGGAGACACCACACCTCGCACCTCTGACTATTTGGTGAAATTGGTTGAGGCTGGCCATATCCATCAAGCGCGCGATTTTATATTTATCCCGCGTTACACAAGCCGACAATGGCGATGGGTCTTCAGCAAACAGCCAATCGTTACCAAATATAACTTTGAGGATGAAAAGGGGAAAACCAATGACTAGACTAGGGGAACTAAAAGCTGCACGTGATGTAGCTGCTGCTGCACGTGATGATGCTGACGCTGCTGCTGATGCTGCCGCTTGTGCTGCTTATGCTGCCCGTGCCGCCGCTCGGGCCTCTTATAATGCTGCCCGATTAGCGGCGGCTCGAGCCGATGCTTACGCGGCGGCTTGCGATGCTTATAACGATGCCGTTGAAGCTGAAGGCATATATCAAACTGAACTAAGGAAGTTAGAGGCAGGGATTGACCAATGACTTACTGGGCAGCACTAATCCTGACCTACACCGTAAACATTGGCGTGACCTCTTATGAGGCCACGTCAACTGTCTACTTCAAAGACATGCAAACATGCTCAGTGGCCAATGATGCGATCTATCCCGTCATCCTGTCGCAATCCAGAGACAGCATGGCGCAATGTGAGCGCACTGACATGCCGTCAAGCAGCATCCGGCCAGTGGTGAGAAAATAATCGTGTGGGTGGCCGTTTACAAAATATTTTAACTGGTGTATTTATTAAACCTCATAACCAGAGAGGAAATAAAATGGGAAAACCTTTAAGAGCCGTTATCGTTATTGATTTTGAGGCACAAACTTTCAGAGACGCAAGTGAACTTGACGCGGCGATCCAGCAAAAAGCACAAAACCTTTGTGAGGGTTTAGTCGATCCATCAAATAATAGCAGTGATGACTTATGTATTTTAAACCACCAAGCTGGTGTTCTTCTTTCTGAAAGACGAGGGCCAACTGGATCAATCCACGACATAGTTTTTAGGGGTACAAGAGGGCCAAACTCTCTTAAAGAGGCCGACTTAGAAAACAAACTAAAGAATAATTTAAACTTAGTTAAATAGTAAGTAATCGTGTGGGTGGCCGTTGATGTGCAAGTCGTTTGGCGCAGTCTGGTAGCAACGCAACCAACAAAATAACCGCCATTCCCGTGGCTAAGCGTATTTTTATTAGATGAAACCACCCACACACACTTCTAACCATTGCCAGCGATGGCCACCAGCTCAAATCAATCGAACGACGATAAAACTTTGTGCATGGTGGCGAGGCCGAATAGTTAAAAGACACCGGGAGCGCACTTAGATATATTCTAGAGAGACAAGTAATACTGCGAGATTACTTAGCAAAGCCAAATCAATCAAACGACGATAAAACTTTGTGCATGGTGTCTTGGCCAAACAGAACAGCGCCCAAGTGTGTTGAGGTTGGCCTGATTATCGGGTCATCTCCCCGGCAAAAGAAAATGGCTTCTAGGTCCAGCGCCACGAATGCGTAAACGTCAGACCGATGCCGACCAATCCCACACTTAGTGTGAAATTGATATTTCCAATGCCTGATCCTTGATGCCGTCTTTACCTGCAAAGTCAGGATGCGTGTATCCATCTGTATATACGCATCGTGATCCTGAGACGGCGCAAGGGTGCAAAAATAACCACCGAGGGACAACTGAGATAGGGCGAGATATTCTCCCGCCCTTCCGACATTCGCACTGGCCTTTTGGTCTTGCAAGTTTAGATCATCAGTTCAAAATGCGGCCCGTCAATAAATGGGCGGCGATTTTGCGACCTTCGCAGATCAATATATCCGTTCATGGCCTCTTCCATTGTTCCCTCATGTTGACCAATGCTGTCGATGTGCCACGCGGC